AGAACGTGTATGTATGGATCAGGCGAAACGGCACGGATATAGGCTATTCGGCCAGACATTTGGTTTTACAAGGCTCCAACGACAGTAATGATATTGCGTGGGCTTTTAATATTGACTTACAGGCAGGGCAGTACATAGAGATGATGTGGTCAGCTGACGACATAAATACAAGGCTGGATACTGAGGCTGCGGCGGCACCTCACCCCGGCGAACCCTCTGCTATTCTAACAGCAACTTTTGTCTCAACATTGCCTGAGACACTACCGACACCTCCGTAGGTTAGAGATGAGTGATTACGTAGCAGAGATATTAGGCAGAGACCCAACGTACGGTGGGGCTGTTGCTGTTGGCCCCGGTGGCGGGTTGACTTCTTTGGTAGGTAAACACCCCGCTCAAATTGCAGCACAAAAAGCAGCAGAAGAAGCAGCGAAAGCAGGTGCCGCTAAATTCGGGTTAGGGACTTTAATGCAGGGTCTCGGCCCGCTTGCATTAGCTTACTCTGTTGCAGACCTACTGGGTTTTTTTGATGGCAGCGGCATGGTCGCTGAAGAAACCACCCCCGAGCAAGATGCCCTCCAAAAGATAGACACTAAGGCGATGCAAGTCGTCGAAGCTATGGGTACAGAGGGTGGCACTGAAGGCGCTACGGAGGCGCTGGAAGACGCTATGGCCGAGGGAATGCTGCTAGGTCTCTCTCCTACTGAAATAGTAGCCCCAGTGCTGAATCAACGCATACCCGGCGTAACAGATGTCCCGATACTAGGAGATGTCCTTGAAGGGGCAATGAACAAAGCCGCTGAATATATCGACAAAGGGCTTGACTATATAGGGCTGGGCGACTACAGAGGCGATGCTGTTTTTGGTGAAAAAGGGGCATCAATTACATTTGAACCAAAAGGCAGTAGCACTACCCAAAGAACTGGATCGCCACCGATGGGGACTTCTAATATCCCCGGTGGAAGCACGGCAACACCCACAACAGGCAGTGAAGAAGGAGACTTAGTGCTTACTGGTGGTACGGGTGCTGATGTTGTAGAAACGCAAGTTGGTGTAACAGGTATTGAAGCAATACATTTTGTGCTCTCACAAACTTGTGGAGATGACGAAACCTACGACCGCGCTACTTTCAGTTGTATACCTAAGTCTGGTACTGGTACCAAAAAAGCGGAAAAAGTAATTTGCCCAGCAGAATACGAAAACGCTGGTGCTGAAGTAGATAGTCTTGAGGAATGTGGTGACAAGAAGAGCACCGTTACTACAGATGACCTTTGTGATAACGCAATATACGCCGCTGCAAACCCCGATATATGCGGGGACACAACAGGCACTGGTGAAATCACTGTTGATGACCCATGCCTTGACCCCGAGTATAAGGCTGCAAACCCCATACAATGTGGCGATATGGGGCCAAAACCTGATCCTTGCGATGACCCCGATTACGCAGCGGCAAACCCTGCACAGTGTGGAGGCCAACCACCACCCCCACCTGACCCCTGTGACGATCCAGCGTATGCTGCTGAAAATCCGGTAGAGTGTGGTACTCCACCCACTGATCCTTGTCTAAATCCAGCGTATGCTGCTGAAAATCCGGTAGAGTGTGGTACTCCACCCACTGATCCTTGTCTAAATCCAGCGTATGCTGCTGAAAACCCAGTGCTTTGTGGTGGTACTCCACCCACTGATCCTTGCCTAAACCCAGCATATGCTGCTGAAAACCCAGAAATATGCGGAACAGTCCGTATTATCGAGTGCCCGCCGAATAGTGATAAGCCCGGCAGAGCAGTGCCTACGGGGCAAACTGTACAGAGTTTCTGTTATGAAGGCGCACCACCACCTCCCGAAGACCCCTGTTTAAATCCAGCATATGCAGCAGAGAATCCGGTGGAGTGCGGTACAAAAACTGACCCGTGCTTAGATGCAGACTATGCAGCAGCAAACCCAGAGAAGTGTGGGGTAGATACTGACCCTTGCAATAACATAGCGTATGCGTTGTTAAACCCCGAAATATGCGCTCCCACACCGGCCACAGGCGGAGCGTTACCTACAGGAAGTGGACGTATGGTACGTGTAGAGCCGGGTGAGCTTGCTAACATTGAATACCTCTACGATATTGGTGGGGAAAGCATATTTGCCCCTACTATTCAAGCTGCAAGTGGCGGTAAAATAGACAATTATGATTTACTACGTGAAGTAGAAGATTTATTGAGAGGGCGTTAAAAATGCCAGAATGGTTGAGAAACTTAGCAGGTAATATAGCAGGGGGAGTAGGTGATGTAGCTTCTGGGCTATTGGGGCTTTTTTATAACCCTGATACCGGAGAAATAAACTACCAAAATATAATCACTGCACTGGGCGCTTATGGAATTAGCCGAGCTGACGATTCCTCTACGTTAAGTGATTTCTTTGGCACAAGCACTCCTCAACCTACTGGATATACAGGTGGAATACCTCAATATGAGTACAAGCGTGAAGTATTACCTGAAGCGTTTGCACAAACTTATACACGACCTGCGACAGAAGAAGGCGGTTTACCTACTGTAATGCCCCGCAGACCGGGCAGTGGTGGACGTTACTATTTCACACAAGGCGCTTACCAGCCTAAAACAACAACTGAAGGCGCTGCGCCAATAGCGCAAAATAATGATGGCCCCAGCGGTACTGCTTCAGACCTGCCTTTGGATAACCAAGCTCGTAACCAAGCTTATATAAACCGTGTATTTGGCACGCTTGGCACAGGTGTAGGTAATAGCCCAGAGCGTGAGGATTACACAGAGGGTTTTCCCAGTTTAGCCGGAGGCGGTTTAGCTTCTTTGTATTCGCCCGGTGGTTCTGTGCCAAGACCGGGGCAAAGCATTTCGTATGATGTACCCGATGCGTCGTACCCAGAAGGGTCAGCACTTAATCCTTACACGCTATTTGATGAAATGGGACGTATCCATAGAGGTGGGGACTTTAGAAGATTAACTCAGTCTGACCCTACCGGGCCAGAAAGCCCTGCCAGCGATGAGTTTCTACGTGAGATAGAACGACTAGAAAAAACTAGACGTGAAAAAAGTACAAGAACTGCCGGTGAGTTTTTTAAAGACTATGCTAAATACGTAGTAGGGTCTTTGATTGATGCGGGGCCAATGAGTTCCGAGTCAATGCGTGCTCTAGCTATGTATGAAAGAATGCTCCAAAACCAGATAGACTCAGGAAAAATATCAGAGGATGAAGCTAAAAGACTTTATCTTAATTTAGCTACGTCACGACGTGAAGCTCCAGATTCTCCGTTAGAAAGACGACAGTTTAACAAAGAAAATCCTGATTTCCTGCCTAACTTAGAAGCTATGAAAGAAGCAAGACGTAGAGTCATGAATGCTAGAGACGGTGAGGGTATGGCTGCGGGTGGTTTAGCTTCTTTAGGTAAGGGTTACTACCTAGGTGGCCCTACTGACGGGATGGCTGACATGGTTCCCGCAACCATAGACGGAGTACAACCAGCAGCATTAAGCGACGGTGAATTTGTAGTACCTGCTGATGTAGTAAGTCATTTAGGCAATGGCAACTCTGATGCAGGAGCACAACAACTATATTCAATGATGGATAGGGTACGCCGAGAACGCACCGGGACTACTAAGCAAGGCCCAGAAATCAACCCTACTCGCATGATGCCAGCGTGAGGTTAGCATGAACTATTATCAAACCGGCGGTACAGCAACTACAGATACTGCATCTACTACGTCAACTACCCCCGTAAATTTACAGCGTGGGGAAGAATCTGCGCTGTCTTCGTGGGCTGGCCCTTATGTGACGGAGATGCTAGGCAGAGGACAAGCTCTTGCTTCTATGCCGTATACGGCCTACCAAGGCCCGCTAACTGCTGGCCCATCTGCTTTGCAGCAACAGGCTTTTGGTGGTCTAGGCTCTCTCGCATTACCGGGTGCTACCGCAGCAGGGTCTTTTACAGGTGCCGCCTATCAGCCGCTTACCCCCGAACAGATCACGGCTGGTGAGACACCACAGCCCTTTGCAGGGGCAGGTGCTAGTCCAGTACAAGCGTATATGAACCCGTATCTACAGGCTGCCTTACAGCCTCAGTACGACGCAGCTATGCGCCAAGCACAGATAGCACAACAAGAACTACAAAGTCGGTATGGTAAGGCTGGAGCATACGGCGGTTCTAGGCAAGCTGTAGCTGAAGCTGAACTAGCTAGAGGTACTTTGGACAGGCTGGCAGACATAACCGGTCAAGGTTACCAACAAGCTTATCAACAAGCGGCTGACTTGTTTGGGCAAGAACGTCAATACGGTTTAGAAGCCCTAGCTGCACAACGACAGGCCGGTGCAGAACAACGTGCTATAGAACAGGCGGGTATTGGTGCGGATATAGCACAGTTTAGAGAAGAACGAGACTACCCGTATAAGCAAGTACAGTATATGCAGTCTTTATTACAGGGATTGCCGCTGGAAACTCAGACTTATACTTACTTCGAGCCTTCTGGCCTGAGTCTCCTTGGTGCTGGGTTGGGTGACATTACGGACATCTATGACCTGATAACAGGTGGAACGGGTGGAACCACCGCAACTCCTAGTAGCGCACTGCCTGAAGGAACGACCGCTGGATTGCCTGCGGGAATGACCGCAGAAACAATTAACGCTATGTATGATTTGTACGCTGTTGGATATATAACACCAGAAGACTTTAAAGAATATTTACGTACAGGACAGCTACCTAAAGGGTAAGGTAAAACTATGAACGGTCTACAAGCTTTAATGCCACAAGGACAGCAACAAGAACGCGCTGATGCTGCTATGGGTATAGCCAGTATGTCGCTGGAAGGGGCTAATTTACCTCCTGAAACAGAGTATGCGACTGAAGTACAGCGTGCCAAAAACATCCTTGCGGCAGCCGATGCCCAACTAGCGATGCAAAAAGGACAACCACAGCAGCCCCCTCAAGTGGTGCCTAGAATGCGTCAAGAAGTCGAGCAACGGTTACGCCCTCAGCCAATGCAGGGCGGCCTTGTAGATATGTTGAGAAGTCTTAGGGGTGGTATGCAGCAGCGTGGCAGACAAGCTGCTATGGCGGGAAGAATGCCTCCTGCACAGGTAATGCCTCAGATGCAAGGGCAAATGCCACAAAGACCTGCACCACAACAGATGCAAAGACCTCCTATGGGCGGTATTGCCGGTATACCTGCACCCAACATGGCACGCCCCCAGATGGCTGCACAAGGCGGCGTTGTAGGCTTTGCAGCGGGTGGAGACCCGGAGATAGAGCAGTATATACAACTAGACGAGCAGTTTAGGAAGTACAAAGCCGAAGGAGATATGGTCTCAGCAGCAAACGTAAAAAGTGAAATGGACTTGATGGAGGCCAATAATCCTAATCTCAAAGCTGAAGCGATGCAGCAAGCGACCAGAGACGCTGGGTTTGATCCAGAAGTTGAATTAAATCTCACACCTAAAGTTAATAAACCCGGAGGCAAAGGTAAGGACGGTAAGCCTATAAAGCGTTTCGCTGGCCCAGATGGCAGTATGGTAAGTAGTCTTCCTGCTGATGCTACTCCAGAGCAGATGGAAGCCTTTTATACCGGTCAAGCTATGCCGCCCAGACCCCAAGAAGGGGCTACTGATGTAGAACAGCTCGTGCTAGACGAAGCATTGAAGCAGTTACGTCGAGATGCAGGCGCAGAAGGCAGAGCAGCAGGTGAGCGCGTTGAAGAACTTACTGCACTGACAGAAGAGAGAGCACAGCTCCAGCAAGCACAGGATGCGCTCCGTGAGGCTATGGGCGCACGCTTGACACCTGAGCAAGAAAGAAGGCGTATGAGACGAGCTACTTTCCGAGGTATGTCAGAAGGTCTCGGTGGTGCCTCAAGACGCATTGGAGAAGAAGAAGCAGCTATACAAGCTGAGCGCGTAGGCATTGCACAGACTAGCGTAGCGGACTACCAGAAGGTTGTGGATAGCTTAGAAGCTCGTGGCATGAGTCGGGCTGAAGCTGAAAGAACGGTACAAGCGCAAGTACAGAATGACATAAGGCAGGGTCTAAGCACCGCACAGTCTATAACTCAACAACTGCGTCAGTCTGAAACAACGCGTAGAGGTCAGGACATACAGCTAGCAGTTGCTGAAAAATACGCAGCGAGAAACAGGCAGCCAACAAACGAAAGCGAATACGTAGAAGACTATTTGCAAGCGGCGAGAGATGCTGGTGATCCACGCACTGATGCACAAATCAGAGTAGAAGCTGTGGAATCTTACAAGTCTTTTCCCTCACAATATAGTCTTTCCGGGCGAGAATTAACGGCGAGAATGGCGCTATACGATAGTGCTCAAGATTTTGCTACCGCAGAAATTGATAGGCTTACTTCTGGTATGGGTAGACTTTCACCTGAAGGCCGTGCTTATGCCGAGATGACTCCCGACCAGCAGTTGAGATATAGGCAAAATTTAGTTGACATGTATCAACGTGGGGCGCCCGACGTTGGGCAACAAACTGGCGGTAGTAATAACAATTTACCAATAATTACTACCCAAGAGCAGTTTGATGCGTTGCCTTCTGGAGCTGAATACATAGAAGACGGCGTGACGTATAGGAAGCCCTAATGCCTTCTAAGTTTGGCGGTATACCCGTAGAAGAAGAGACGAATCCGCCACAACCAGCGTCTCAGTTTGGTGGTGTACCTGTGCTAGCAGAAGAGACTCAACCTCAGTCTCAGTTTGGTGGTATACCTGTGCTAGCACAAGCGGCTGTACCAGAGGAAGAGCTGCCTACACCCGAACCCCCTGCACCTGAAACGTCAGGCACCACTGGAATATTAAGTAGCTTAATTACGGAAGGCTACAAGGCATACAAAGGCTCAACTGCCTCTCTTGCTAGTGCACCAGAACGTGTTGATTTAGCGTTCGATGCATTTACTGTACAAAAACAAAACGAAATACTAGACATCTATAAAGCCATAGATGAAGGTGCTGATCCCCGCGAGCTTTACGAAGCTGCAAACGCTAAAGAAAAAACTTTTGGGCCAGTAGAACTTGGGCAATTCATAAACTACCAAAAAGCAGATCAGGCCAAGCGTGCAAATATCAGAGAACAGACAACGGGCGCTGTAGAAGAAGCACGGGAAGACTTCTTAAAAACATTACCTGAAATACAACGCAGAAGCGAAGAAGCAGAGCAATTTGCACCGCGCGTAGGAAGTATCGTGGAGACAGTTACAGGTCTTCCAGAGCGAGGTGTAATCAAAACGCTTGCAGACGCTAGGGATTGGCTTGCGTATAACGTAGTAGCAGGTGGTGTGCAGCTTGCACCCGTAATGGCGGCTGGCGCTGTAGCTGGGCCAACAGGTGCGCTCACTGTGGGCACTACTTTGGCTGGTGCTGAAACCATAGAAAATCGTCTTGCTTATATCCAACAAGTTGTACAAGACCTCCCTCCTGAAGACCAAGCTACGGCCATAGCAGAGTATCTATACAAAACAAACGATACCAATACTATGGTAGCTATAGTGTCGGGTGCGCTCGATTTAGCTGGCCCAGTTGGTTCAATCCTTAAAAGACAGCTAACGAAAGAAATTAGTGGGGAAGTATTAGAAAGAACAGCCGGAGAAGCAGCTAAAGAAGCATTTCAACAAGCACCTAGAGAGATACTGGAAGAAGGTCTAACAGGTGGTGCTCAAGAAATCGCACAAATAGCAGGTCAACGTGCTACTGGAGAGCAAGTTGGTGATGTTCTTTCTAAAGAAAATATCACCCGTGTCTTGGATGCAGCAGCGGCAGAAGCGGTCGGAAGTATTTCAGGTACGGCTATAAATACCGCAACAGCCGCCGGAAGCCAAGCTCTTACTAATAGGACTATCCGTAAAACTGAGGAAGAGATTTCAAAGCAGCTTGTAGCAGAAAGAGCAAGAGCTAACGCAGGAGATACAGCACAACTAATTGAAGAACGCGTTGCTCAATACATGTCAGAAGATGCGAATCTTACTGAGCAAGAGGCATTCGATAGGGCTATAGACGACGTTGCAACAGGAAATGTGTTAGAGCCAGCTCCTGATGAAGCACAGACTTTAGAAATTCCTGAAGAAACAAAAACGGAAGTTACGCAAGTTGCAGAGATGGTCGTCAAAGAATCTCTAGGAGATAACGAAGTATCGCAATATAAGAGCTACGTTGAGGAAACATATGGCCCAGCAGCAGGTCAACTTTTTGATATCGAAGTAAAAAGACTTAACGCTGCACCTGTTATTGTAGAGACAAAGCAAGATGCAGCGGACGCTGTTGAAAGCGAAGTAAAAGATACAGACTCGGCTATAGTAAAAGAAATACAAAACGACCTTTCTCCCGAAACAGCAGGCCAAGTTATAGATGAAGCTGCTGTAAAAGTAGAAAAAGGTCAGTCAGTCGGTGAAGCGATTAGCACTGCTACAGAAGAAGTTATAGGTGACAACACAGAACTAGAGGCCGCAGTAACAGAAGACGGTTTGCCTGAATCTACAGAGGTGTTAAAAAACACTGGAAAGGTACAAACTAACCCGGAAACTGGCCTTGGGCCAAAGGGAAAACGTGGTCGCCCAACTATAGCCAAAACCGAAGAGCAAATAAAATTTGCGGAAGAAGCGCGAAAAGAGACTAAGAGAGTTAGCGTAAATAACAAGCGTGCTATGGATCGTGGTGAAAAAGCATGGGACGCTAACTACGAAGACGCTGCTTTCAAAAGAGCAAAAATCACTCGTGAAGAGTATTTAAATTTAAAGAAAGAAGTAGCTGACTTAAAAGAATTACAAACAGCAGAATTAATAACTCCTGCTCAACTTAAGCAATTTAACGCAAAAACTAAAAGAATAAACAGAGTAGAAGATGCTCTACGAACAGAACAAACAAACTCCCAAGCAACGCGTCAAGAATCGTTAGTAAACGCGCTTAAAATATTAGAAGACCCCAGATATAAAGATAGAAAACCTGCCACTGGCAAAGAGAAAGAAGCAGTATGGCAGCGTGCAGAGAAACTTTTAAACAGGGCTGATGTTACTGATGCAGATCGGGCAAGAGCAAGAGAGGCTTTAGAGCGAGAGAAAACGCAGGGCACAGTCGCCAAGTCGATGCCTCTTCTGGACTCTACTAACACCGAGCCAAATCCAGTTCTTCAAGAAGAAGGCATAACACTAAAAGCTGCGTTGGATTCCATTCTGCAAACTGGTAATGCGTTTGAAAAACTTTTAATACGCCGCCTTAGACCTTTCCTTGAAAACATCAATCTGGTTGTGGTGCGTGATACCCGTGCACTGCCTGCTAAAATACAAGGAGAGTTTCTTACTAACCCACGGGGTGTGTACGCTAGTGAGTTTAATACTATTTACCTAGCACTAGACGGCACCGATAACACTACGCTATTACATGAAGCTGTTCACGCCGCTACAGTAGATATTGTAGACACATGGTTGTCTGACCGTGATGTCCCCGGCATGGCTGAAGAGCAGATCGAAGAACTCATGCTTGAGTTACAAGCGCAAATGGACGCGGCTGCACAACACTATGCAGAAGAAAAGGCGTTGGGGCGCGTAAGTGAAGACATTGAATACCTAGTAGAAGAAGTAAATGTCCTTACAGATATTAAAGAATTTTTAGCTTATGGCATAACTCAACCCGAGATGCAGGAGTTTCTTGCTGGGGTAGAGGCCATCTATGTTGCAAAGAAAAACTTCATTGAAAACGGTTTAACTAAATTTATAAACAGTATTGCTAAACTGTTTGGGTTCAAAGGAGAACAAGCACTAAATGGCTTTACCTCCTTGATGGACTTGACGGACAGATTGCTACTTCAGTTAGAAGTTTCTAAGAGACCCTCAACTTCTTCTATAAACCAAGCAAGAGCTAGAAAAAAGAAAGTAACACGTACTGCTAAAAAACTAGCTCGTAGCAGAAGTGCGTCTGACTTTGCTCAGAATATGGCTGAACTTGCAGCAGCTTCTTTTAGAGGAGAAACAGAAGCTATTGATCTGCTGAAGGCGTTGAAAAATACGTTAAGCCGTAAGCAGAAACGCATCATGTCCCAGATATTTACTACAACGGGGCTTTCACGTCTGCTGGAAAGTATGTACGTAGGTAACGTCAAGAAAGTAAACCAAGCGGTTGTTAAGATGGGCGTTATGCGTGCAAACAGAATAAAAGACTTAGCACAAAAAATTCCTTTCTGGGACAAATTCAATCATAAGTTTCAAGAAGGCGCCGCTATCCTTGCAGATGTCATGCACATGGCTACGCTACTTAACTTCGATCCTTCTAAGCACGCTACGTTAAACGACGCTTTACAGAACGACGCTCAGATAAAAGAACTCCGCAAAGCTAGGCAAGCAGCACTACAAAATCCAAATCTAACTCCCGGTGCAGTTAACGCTGCTAAAGCAGCCGTCACTAGGAGAGAAAACGAAATTAAAGAAGTATGGAACGGTACTGAGATAGACGGCACTTTGTTTGGTGGATGGAGTCGTTTGCAGGAAGAGGCTAACGGTGGGCAGCAGGGTGTTGAGATATATAAAACTGCAAAAGAAGCCTATCAAAAAACTTTCCAAGAGCATCAAAATCTCTTACTTGAAAAGATAGAGGCGTCAACATTACCTGAAGATAAGAAAAAGACACTGCTAGCAAGTATCGTTTCAGGGTTTCAAGAAGCTAAGAAGCTAGAAGTTTACTTTCCGTTAATGCGGTACGGGCATTACTACCTACGTGTAGGAAGCGGGCAAGACAGGCAGTTTTATCTTTTTGAATCAGAATTAGCTAGAGACACCTTTGCTGAAAAAATAGCTAGAGAGCAACTTAACAAAGGCTTGGATCAAGCAAAAGCAGACCAAGACATTAGTATTGGAAACAATCTTGAAGATGGCTTGGTAAATAAGGACATAACTGAATCTAGTCAACTTTTAAAGGGTGTATTTGATTTGCTAGATGGCGCTGCCGTGGCAGACATAGACGTTATCAAAGACCAAGTTTATCAGATGTACTTGATGACGTTGCCAGAATCAGACATACGAAAGCGGTTTGCCCACCGAAAGGGTGTAGCAGGTTTTAATACAGATGCGCTACGTAACTTTATTGTTTCTCAAACAACCAGTGCTAACCAACTTGCGAGACTAAAATATTCGGGTGAATTACGAAATGCTGTAGCAGCGAGCTATGCGGAATTAGTCGGAAGACCTGATGCAGATGATGCGAAAATATACTTAGATGAGTTACGTAGAAGAGCTTTAGAAGAATCGAACCCAAATTCTCAAACAGGCTATTGGGATAACTTTGCACGTTTAGGCAACAAGTTTGTATTTTATTGGCTTTTATCAGCTCCTAAGTCTGCAATTATACAACTCACGCAACTTCCCATTGTGGGTTTACCTATACTGGCGGCGAAGTATGGTTTAGGCGCTACTATGGGTGTAGCAACAAGGTACGCTACGGGTATTCTTGGGGTTGGAGTTCTTGGTAGGCCAAAGTTAGGTATTAAAAGAACGTATACAGACGAAGATGGAAATATACAAGTAGAGTGGGCTATGCCTAACATACTAAGTAGTAGTTATATACAAGACGAACCTGACCCCGAGAAAAAAGCATCTTTGGAAAGAGCGTGGAATTATGCGGCTGAAAGAGATTTATTTATGTCTACTTATGCTGCTGATATGACTTCAAGAGGTCAACTGTCTTCAAAAAGGTACGCAAGCCCTACATCCAAAGTATTTAGAGGCATAGCTGGGATGATGGGTGGCTTATTTCACCACACAGAAAGAATAAACCGTGAAATAATGTATATGTCTTCTTTTGAGTTAGCCTACAACGAAGCCAAGAAAAAAGGTTTGTCTAATGAAGCAGCACAAAGAGAAGCTCAAGAGAGAGCAGTAGAACTGACTTATGAGGGTTTGTTTAACTATACAAACTACAACAAACCTACTTTTATGAAATCGAGTGCGGCTGGTCGAGTTGCTACTCAATTTATGAGTTTTTCTTTAATGATGACTTCCTACATATATAGAAATATGTATGAGGGTTTTATAAAAAGCATCCCAAGTGAACAAGAGTATGCCCTAAGTTATATAAACGCTGCTCGGCAATTAGACGACCAGAGAGGCGAAACAGAACTGAGAGCTGAAGCAACGCAAAGACGTAAGGAACTGATTGCGGAGCGAAGAGAGGGGATGGTTCAGTTTACCGGCACTATGGGCATGACTTTTATGTTTGCTGGAGCTACTGGCATACTAAACTTTTCTTTGATGATGGGTGTCATAGACGGAATTATTGCTGCCTTACGTCCGGATTATGAAGATGCGGATGAAGACGAAAAAGAATTTTGGTACGGTGATCCTCTTAGCCCTCTGCACCCGAGCATGAACACAGAGCTGTGGTTCCGAGCTGTGTGGATACCTAGAACATTTGGCCCTGACAGTGACCTTGCTGCTGCTCTTGGACTTAGTGAGGAAGCTGCGAATGTTCTTGCTAGAGGTGTAGAACTTGGCCCTATATCAGCTCTTACGAATGGCAACGTAGGTGCTTCAACTAAACTAGATGGCCTTTGGTTTAGAGATGATTCTCGTGAGGATGATTTAGAATCGGCTTTTGTTAACTTTACTTACAACACCGCGCTGGGGCCGTTTGGTAGTTTAGCAAGAAATGCCGCCCGAGCTTATGAAGATTTTCAAAACGGAGAGTACCAGCGAGGCTTTGAAAACTTATTACCTGCCTTTTTTAGAAATCCTGTAGAAGCTATAAGATTAAACAGGGAAGGTTTAATAACACGAGGTGGTAACCCCGTAAAACCTGCTGAGTTTTATACTGCTAATAGGTTGTTAGGTGAAGCTCTTGGGTTTGGCAATACAGAGGTAGCACAAATACAAGACCGAAACTTTTTAATAAAAGATGCAGAAGTAACTGCAACAAGGCGTAGGCAGGAACTGTTAGAAGACCTTGATAGGGCTGTAAGAAACCTACAAGAGTCAGATTACTCTGATAACGCCTATAAACGGATAGATGAAGTCTATAAAGAAATACAGCAGTTTAATACTGAATATCCGTGGATAGAATTAACAGATGAGACTTTAGATAAATCTATAGACACCAGAGCAGATAGGCGTGGTAGTTCTGTACAAGGTTATAATGTGCCACCAAACCTTGAGGAGTATATCTTCCCGTTACTCGATCCTAGCTTGCAGCCAAAAAGAAATTAAACTCTCCATACCCGAACGCCTCGCACCCCATCCTCTATAGTTACTTTAGTAATCACTTTGTACTTAAAGCGTTTTACTTCTGCACGTATATCTTTGGTTGCGTCTTTGGCGTTCAGGCATGGAATAAAGAAGGAGTATCCCGGCTTAAACTTCTTCCAGTTAATCTGATACTCCACCTTCTCTATCTTCATCTTTCTCTTCTGCGTTTTCTTGGTAGTAAGCCTCTGCGTCTATAAAGTCCTCGTGCCCTGCATTCAGTATCAGGCAACGCTCAGCACCAGAGGCAATGGGGTAACCTGTACCGAGCCTACAGTTCTTTGTGTCTATGTACATACCGCAGGCTTTCAGGTCTTTCATAACAGAGTTAAAGTCCGTCTGACTGTCTGCCAAGTCCTCGCGTAACGTCTTCACCTTGATAAACAGCTTCTTTGTATCTGGCTCGTACCTGATATAGAGCGGCCCATGCGGTACCAACGCGGGACGTTTCTGCCGTTGGGTGCGTTGATCTACGCTGCCATCTATTACTAACGTATTACTTAGATGCCTAGTTAAGAAGTCGGCAATAACAGCAGTAGACACATCAACCGGCGCGGTCGTCTCTTGGCGCATGTCTAATATTACCGGAGACACCGCCTTGTAAATGCGCTTCATATCAAACTTGATAATGCCTAACTCAGTAGCAAGGATGCCTCCCATTATGTTTGCCGCGAGTATTGCAGACCAATTACGCTCTCTCTGAGTGAGGTTTAGCTCTTTATCTATTATCCCTCTTAAGGCTGTCAGGCGCTGTTCAACTGCTTCCTTGTTTGCAATTACATGTTGTATGAAAGGGACAATAGCGTGCCCGTAATTTGCATCTAACTGCAAATCAAACATCTCTCTCCCTTCTTCAACGCCGACTACTTTGGGGTCTTGATACTCCACAACAAACTCAAGGATACGCATCATCTCGCCGTCAGGTAGCGTCTTGAGGCTGAGCAGCTTTTGGTAGAAAGAAGCATTTGACGTGGTAAGCGTAATCGTGCGCCAAGTAATATTGTTCTTTCTGTTTACGTTCGCATGTATAGACGCCTTCTCTCTGCCCTTACCTTGTGAACAAGCATAGGCGAGCGCACTGACTTCTTTGTTTGGCATGTTAGTCAGCTCGTCCATTGCATACACAATGTTATTAAATATACCGAGCTTGTTTATCCTACCCGGAGCACTATCATCAGGGTTTCCTAATAAGTTTTCAGGATCACCATATATGCTGTTAGCCATACGAAGCACAGTAGTTTTACCTGTGCCAGCATTCTTGTGCAGGATATTGATTATCGCTCCCTTCTGCCCAGTAAGCTTGAGTAGAGGTGAACCGAACCCGGAAAGTGCTCCAAATGCCTGTACCTCTAAACCCTCTCGGTTGTACAAATTAAACACCTCTTGCCATTTCTCAAACGTGCCCCGTGGTTCAAAGAAGCGCACATATGACTCTGTGGCGTGCGATGCAGGCGTATGGTAAACGCCGTCTACAGTTATCTCTCGTTCTCCTACAATAAACTTAGTGTCATTGTCAGCCCATCCAAATTGAACGCGCATAATGTCTGCTTTCCTTTTAGTCTGTAAAAGCTGTAAAGAATCGGTTACATAGTTGTGCAGTCTCACTCCATTACGTTGGCTAGCGACCACACCATTCTTTGCTAACTCTCTGAGTAAATCTCTTTTCTCTACTACTTTAGTATTTGGGATAATAAATTCTTTAATACCGTCAAGCGGGGTGTGTACTTTAAATACGCAGACATCGCCCACTTCTGAATCGGTCATACGTTTCTCTAAATAAAAGTCGTGCTCATAGACAAAGACCGGTTCGCCTTCATCGTTCGTCATGTAGATACCGCCATTCTCCCCACGAAAGTATGGCTTAGGGTAGCTGATGGGACTTTGTGCAGCCGCCTTTATAATCTTGCCCAATACTATGGGACTCTTGATCTTGCCCTTGTGAGGACAACCCTCGCATCCACTGGGGTTATTCTTCTCAAACTCTGCACACGAGTGCGGCCCTTTTATCCCTACTATTTTATTTTCAACTGCGTAGTAGTCGTAGTCAGGGTGCCCTTCAGACAGTTTATGTATAGCTTTGTTGCCGTCTTCACAAAACTTAGCGATAGATAAAGCATTAAACCAGCGTGGCTCAGATAGAGTCTCTCTGTTTAACAAGCTATCTCTAAGCTGTAGACAACTGTCTTTGCGTTTAAGAATACGCCCAAAGTTGTTATTAACATTCTGGGCAAGCAGCTTTTCCAATGCACCCATGACACGCTGGGGTTTGCTAATTTCAATAGCATCAGGGTCTACACCTAGCAGTTCACGTATCTCATTAGGATCGTAACGCTTAGCTCGATGGGCATTGATTACTTTTACTTCTTTGGGAATCTCCTTCTTAAGATTGTATGTGCCCGGTACACGTAGTATACGAGCAGGTTCAAAGCATACGGGATCAGCACGGAACTTTTGCGCTATACATACTTCTTTAAAACGCTTAGCAATAGGTATCCATTTGTCCTTGGGAATGTCTTCTGTGAAACCCCAATAAACGTGCAGACCGTAACCTGAGTTGACTATGACAGGCTCAGGTAGATCGACAGTATCGCAAAACTTTTTTAAAGCTTGAGCACCTTCGTTCTGGTTAGCATAGCCCTTGGGTAGTCCAGTAGAAGGCTCTATTTCATCTGCCTTGCTACCCCCGCAATCTATGTCTAACCATACAGCTCTGAGAGAGTCTACGTTTTCTACCCGTCTGTTACCCTTTTTCTTGAGTTTACTCAGGGCAAAATAAACATCTAATCCTTGGTCACAAAGATCATTTGCTATTTCGTGTGCCTCTTCTAAGCTATCGGTAAACCTTGGCTTAGGTGTACCGTTGTCCATGCCGACCACATTGTAGATGCCGCCTCTCGGGACGACATAATCTATGAGGTCGAAGTCAGTCATTATTTATACTTTGCTATTATCTTTTTAATTAATGGGATGAGTTCTTCATTTGGCTCATGCAGTCCCATGAACCAGTTGTAGACAGTCTGCCTACTGACGCCTAGCTGGGAAGCAACTTGAGCGGCGGGTACTTCTCGTTTGATGCACACGCGACCTAGTTTGACTCCCAGCAAGGAACCGTCAGCCTGCTTATTAAGACTATCGAGGCGTCTCGTATAGCCGTAACTCATTAGTCGTCATCGTCTCCCCAAACATCAATGATGTCTGCAATGTCGTCATCGTCGTCAGGAGTCTCGTCTTTTTTCTTCTTACGCTTGACCGGCTCTTTGACTTCTTCTTCGTCGTCATCAAAAGGATCGGGGTCAGCCGCAGGCTTTGGGGTATCTCCGGATTCAAACATATCGTCGTCATCGTTAGACTCAAAAGGACTACCTGAGTTCTCATCCGCAGAAAAACCTTCTTCCGCATCGAACGGTGATGGTGGCTTGTAAGGCAAATACTTCAGTACCTGCACGCCCCGCAGCCTAAGTGATACGCCGGTAGCGGCCATCTTGTACGGTACAAGCTCTACAGCTATATTTACTGTGCTACCTGTAGTGAGTTTAAAACCGCTTTCGAGAGGCTGGTTCTTAGCGTCGTATTGTGCGGGTGGCTTGGTGGCTTGTGTGCCATACATCGCCTTTAGTCGTGCCTTACCGACGAACAAATCTGTATCGTTCTTTGACTTCTCAAATGGCATGTCAAGTTTGTCAGGCCAGCTTTTGTCGCGTCCTTTGTGGTTTACATAAGCATCTTGCATGACTTTATATAAAGCCTTTGCTTGATCCTTATTCATGTTGAAATTTAACTCATAACCAGCGCCATCATCCGCTGCATCGCATGGCACGCTCTGACCTCGCTTACCTGCTTTACTATCGAATTTGTAAGGCTGGTCGAGGTGCGGGTAGAGTGCTTCTACGTTCTTGATGATGTAAGTTGAATAAGCCATTTCTTGCTCCTTAATGGTTTCAAAAGGGTTACTTTCTTTTGGTGCAGCCCTCACGAGCTGTTGTATATTTGCAAGTTCTTCCTCCCTAAGAGGCCGAACGGGTTTGAAATACATCTTGTGGGTACCATAAGAGTCACCCAAATATATTTCGGTTATAACGTCTTCAACCTGTTCTTGGTTATCTTCTAAATACTCAATGTATTTATACAAGTTCAGGTCTGTGCCATCCTTGGCAAATAAACTTAGCGCGTTAACTCTAAGTTCAAACACTTGCTCCATACCTAAGAAAGCTACGTGGATAACTGTAAAAAACCTACAGGGTGTTCCTTTTCCAAACCCCCCACGCTGTATGCTTTGCACGCAGTCAATACATCTACTAGCCTGCCTTTTGTTTGCGGGTACGTTAGGATCAGGAAAGTCGCAGTCATAAGACCAACAGTTAAGTGCACCTTCCTCATCGTAGTAGCTTCTTGATAGCGAGCCTCTGTTAGTTATTACAACTTCCACAGAGTGCAGAGGCTCGAAAGTATTCGGGTGTACGAAACACCCGTCCTTCACTCTAAGTCTTTTCATTTTTTCGCTGGCTTACGTACAGATACTGTGTACTTGCGATTTACTTGTAGCCCCGGTGGTGCTACATCAGGATTAGCTTCTAGGAACTCTTTCATATTGGAACCATGCACGCGCTTTTCAAGGAGGTGTATTGCATCATTCTCCTTAATGAACTGGTGCATCTTGTCCCAATCGCTGGGCCAATAGCTAGTATGCACTCTGCGTGAGATGGTACCGGCTGGGGTTCTTAAGCTATCGATGTTTTGCTCTTCGCATAGAGCTAACATTTTTACTACGATCTTCTCTTGTTGAGCCTTGATCGTCTTGATTTCTTCTTCTTTCTCTCTAATCACTTCTCGCATCTTGATGTAGATGCTGGCTAATTTATCGGGTGTCTCGTTCATCACTCTTCCTCTGTTAAGGGGAAAAGCAGTTTAACAGCTCGTTTTACACTGTCAAGTATTTAATTCTTGTTTGTATAAATCGATTATCTTGTGGTGGTGATCTATGTTAGACCGCAACATATTGTATAGGCGCGTCTCTACTTCACTACCACGTATGTGAACCACGGTCATTGGGTTGTGTTGTCCCGGTCTATCGATACGTGCGTTAGCCTGCAAGTACGTTTCAACACTGGTGACGGGGGCATACCATATGACTGTGTTAGCAGCAGTAAGGGTCAGACCGTGTGAAGCTGCCTGCGGCTGGATGATGAGCACATGAGGATCATCTTTTTCTTGGAAGTCTTTGATTATCTGGTGGCGCTTATTTACCGATACCTTACCGGATATTATGTCGCAACTTATCTTATTCTTTTTGAGGAAATCATTTAGTAATTCTATGGTATGAGTAAAAGGTACAAACACGAGCACTTTGTTTGATGACTCGTCTATGGCCTCCTTCACAATCTTCAACCGACTACTCACATCGAACTCAATGACTTCTCCGTCGTCTGTATATACAGCACCCCCAGAGATTTGTAGCAGCTTGTTGAGGTTAGTCGCTGCGTTGACTGAAGTAACTTGCTCTCCGTCAGCCTCCATGACCATACGATCTTTAAGGAGCTTGTAGTAGGCAGCTTGCTGTTTGGTTAGAGGCGCTTCTCGCTCTACATGTGTAACAGGAGGTAGGTCGAGACACTGATCTTTCTCAAACCGGATCGCAGGCTGCAATACATTGTGCACTGTCTTATCTGCGTCTGGTTTGGGTCGCCACGTAAACTGCGACACCTTGTACATTACACTGTCTCTAAACTGTCCGAAGTATTTAGGGGCTTTGGCTGGGTTGACTAACTTGGCTAACCCAAACGCGTCAACAGGCGATTGTGCTGCGGGCGTACCAGTAAGCATCCAAAGCCACGGAACATCTGCAACGATGTCTCGTAGTGTCTTCCAGCGGTTTGTCTGTGCGTTCTTATAGGCATTGGCTTCATCCACGACAACCATGTCAAAGCCACCGTTCATAATCTCATCTTTCACCACAGCCACGCCGTCGAAGTTTATGATGACAAACTCAGAGCCAGCGTTAATTATCTTCCTGCGTTGGGTTGAAGTGCCGTGGGCTACAGAACAACTGCGGTGCATAGCAAACTTAAACAAGTCCTCTTGCCATGCAGATTTCATAATAGACAGAGGGCAGATGACTAGCACCCGGTTTACCTTGCCCTGCTGCATTAAGTAGTCAGCAGCCCATATAACAGATGCGGTCTTTCCGGTGCCTTGTTCGTTAAAACAAAAGCCTCGGGGGTGCAGTGTCAGAAAGGATGCGGTCTTCTTCTGGTGCTCAAAAGGTTGATAACGCCCCACCCACTCGTAGTCACGCTGCATGGGTGATGGTACATCTACTTTAAGATCAGCAAGAACCTGAGCTTCTTTTAATTTCCACGGCACCGCGAGTTTATAAACGCCCTTCTCTTCCTTGAGTATCTTGTAGTTCTTTACTCTTTCGGTAACAAGATGGGGGCGTTTTGTTTTGAGCACGATGGCTCTGTCGTTAACTATTTTCACTTTTTAGATTTACGCTCACGCTTGCTCGTTTCAGATACTAGATTACCCTTAGAGTCCCGTTTAAAGGATCGGTTCCGTGATTTACTTTCTACTCTAGTACCATCAGAGTTCTTACCGCCTTTGTCCAAAGCTTTCTTGTGGGCTACATCCTTGCCGTCACCTTTCTTAACCTTGCCCTCTTTCATTGCTTTGCGTCGAGCAGCATTGCGCTTGGCACGTTTCTTCTTTTGTTCTTCAGTGCCTTGGTAGTTCTCATATTCTTTTTTGTAGTTGCGTTTCTTGGTTGGCATCATTGCCTCCTAATACTTCATAGTCTTTCTTAACAAACCCTTCTTTACTACCTTTAACATAGGTAGCTTTAACCCATGTTGTCTTGTCGTTCGCAAGCCTGCGAATATGTCCTCTCCGTAGATGACTTCTTTTGCCCCCATGCCCGCTGGCGGTTTCGTAAGGACTATCCCAAGCTTCACCGTTTATTGATAACACATGGTAATCAAAAGACTTGCGTGCTTTACGTTTTTTCTTTTGGTTTCGCGTCCCTACTACAGATAACTTTGGCGCACCTCTTTTTTGTACTTTTACATTCTCTAAAGATAACAACACATGTAAAAACATTATCGCTAGACTAACGGTGTTATACTGTTCCCTAACTACTTCGAGTGCTAAATCTCCTACCATGTCTCCTAGTCTTTCTACGTGTTGTTGACTTGCAGTATCCATAACATTAAATCCTAATTTATAGGTGCCACCGTCAGGATCCATTAATGCTTTAACTGCCCAAGGATTCCATTCTTTTAAGTGGGGGTTCCAAGTTCCAGCCATAAACTCAATGTCGTCCATACCTTCGTGTTGCTCGGCTAATACAACAGTAGGTATATGGCTAGCATTTTTCTGTGCAGCTAAATTTTTCTCTAAGTAGTTTAAAACATTTTCATCGTCAGTATAGCTTCTAATTTCTTCCATAGTCTCAGACGCACCAGTGGAGCCTCTCATTATTGTATCCATCAATATAACTGTCTTAGGATAAGGAAGTCGGATTAGGTTATTTTTATCTTTACCAAGGTCTGCTATTTCCTTCGAAGCAGCGAAAGTCATATCAGGCACATAGAATTTAGGTTTTGTTTCTATAAACTCAGCCATCTCCAAAAAGCGTTTTTGCCGAGCCTCCTCAACGCTTCCCCACTTAGCCCTTTTACGCAGGTCTGATGCTAGGCTTTTGTATATCTGCCAGTGCTCTTTCATTCTTACTTCCTATTATGTTCGCAGCTAGTAACCGGACAGAACCCACACAACGGGCCATCTATCGGGTTCCACACGCCCTCGTTACCAGCTACTTCAATACGTTCAAGTGCCTCATCAAACACACCGATATAGGACTTATACATGTCTGCGGTATGCTCTTTAGTTACAAAGCCATCGCACACTACAAATGACAATGCAGATTTAATCTTCTTAACTTCGGGGAAGTTTATAAACACGGCCCCGGCAAGTAAGTCCAACTGTTTAGTGTCCGCATAGTTCGCGGTCTTACTGGTCTTATAGTCAATCAAGTAAGCTTTGTCTTTGTTTACTATTAGTAAGTCCGCTATTCCACGGTACCAAACATCAGGTGCCATAAACTTTGTCGGTGCATACTCATCGCCTTCCTTAGCTACACCTAGTCTAATTTCACAATGCTTCTCTCCCTTTATTCGGTTAAAAGCATCGAGTGTAGATTGAATAAAGCCATACTCTTTAGGTAGGGGCTTACCGTCTCTTATGTATTTCTCGGCAGCACTGTGTACTTTGCTACCGTATGCAGTCGCGGCATTACCCCGATCTTGCACATCTTTCTTAACGTACAAGTGGTAATACTTTTTGGGGCACTGCTTAAAGGTATTAACCTTACTGTAAGACCACGCTGTCATAGCTTTCCTTCTTTTATCAATGCTATTCGGTTAGCTTCCTGTGCAGCAGCTATTTCCTTTTTATTTTGCCCAGTGTACGGAACCGCCAATCGTTCTTTGATAAGGAGTTTCGTAATAAATCCTTTTCCCGTTTTGAACTCGCCCAGAAATCTTCCAAACTTTCCTTTCTCTTTTGTTGTGAGCGCATATGTTCTTCCCACGATGAGAGCTTTTTGAACGTAGGCTTTTGCGAGGAGTCCATGAGCTTTCTCCTGTTTATTTCTAGTGCGAGATTCGGGGCAATCAATCCCGAAAAGACGAATGCGCTGATTACGCAACCAAACATCAAACCCAAGATCAATATCCACATCTACGGTATCTCCATCCACGACTTTGACTATTACTGATTTGTATTCGTACATTTACTTTATACCTGTATAAAACACATGCTTGTGTATGTTTGCTGTAACCTGTCCTGTGTACGCCCACTCAGGGAATACTTTGATGCTGTGGTAGTGCGTTGCACCTCCTGTAATATCAGGAATCAAACCACTCAAGTGCACTATGTATAACGCATCGCGCCAAGCTTGCTCATCGTGAGGGTCTTCCGGTTTACCGTCACAGTAGAAGCTGAACTGGCACATGTTGCGTATCGGGTTACCATTCCAGTAGTAACCTTGTTTAACTACATCACACGCATTGTCTGGATAACGTGGGTCTTCAATTCTGTTTCGGACTACGTGAGCGACTGCAATCTGCCCAGCGTCTGGTTCACCTCTAGCTTCAAAGTA